TTTATCTCTTTGAATGCTCCAAAATTTTGTAGTGTTAGGATATGCGTTAGTAGCATCTAAAGTTGCAAGGTATTCAAATGGTGGTCTTTTAGACAATCCATCTACAATATTGTTTTGTAAATTTATCTGTTCTTCACCTTGATTAACACTTCTTTGTGTAGGTGTTTGTTGAGATATACCATTCAAAAAGTTTGGAATACTTTGTGAAACAACTGCACCCATTAGTAAGTCCTTCTAGTAGGTCTGTTAATAATTGAGTAAGTATTTGAATCACCTTCTAGCATGTTAACATCAGCTTCTTGACTATCTGCTTGATGAAAAGACATTAAAGCCTCATTCTCATCTGCTGTAAGTAACTCAACAATAGCTTTATCTCCAATAAATCTTGAAGCAAATCTTCTTGATGCTTTAGCTGTAATGTATTGTCTAGCATATTCTGGTAACTGTTCAAATTGTTGTACAAGAACCATGTCAACAGAAGGTGTAGTGCTAAAAATGTCTGTGTGTTTTTCTAAATCGTATAAATAACCATTTCTTAAAGTAATGTTAATGTGTCTAAAATCTTTACTAGCGTCAACTTTAACGCAGTTAGAGGGTAAGGGAATTTTATTATTTTGGTCGAGTGCCAAAGATGTGTAATTGGTTTGAGTGTTGAAATGCCATCCAATAGATTGAATAGACATGGAAGTTTCATCTAAAATATTTTTTGCTACAGATACGTCAACAGAAGTTGTGCCTGTTATAGAGTTTACAGGTGCTTCTCCAATGCCTGATAGCATTATGTTAACTGCTTGTAACTCGGTTGTTGGTGTAATTTGTGTAGTCATAATCTCCTAAATATTTTAAATGAAACTTATAGAAGAGGGGGACTTTAATCCCCCCCGTCTAATTGATACTAAAAGGCTTATGCCTCTTTGATACCTACTGCTGCTTCAGGTCTCAATACTCCGTGACCCATAGCATATTTAGCTACCATTAATGTACCTTGTCTTCTGATGTCGTATTCAGATTCGACAGCTAAGTCCATCAATTTAACAGTACCAGCTGCACTTGGATGAGATACCAAAGCAACGTAGTTTGTTAAGTTAACTGCTTGAGGGTCAGCAATAGTTGCTGACTTTCCTGAAGACGGTGTAGTGTCATCAGCTGCTGCAATGTTGCCATCAATAAAGTGAGCAGTTGGAATTAATTCAATTCCAGCTACTTTAACTACTTTACCTTCAGCAATCGAACCTTGACCTGAGAAGTCAACGTTAGTTACATTTGTACCGTTAGCAAGCTTGTAGTATTCTTCCAATCTAATGAAAGCTTTTCTACCTTCTTTTGGTACGTAGTTAGCGTCTAAAGCTTTAGCTGCATCAAATAAAGCATCAATAGTAGCATTAGCTGCTGTAGCAGCAGTTGCACTAGCGATACCAGTATTTGTTACAGTTGTACCAGCTCCGTAGCCTGAATCGCCTACGTTTGCTGATGCTTGAGATGCTTGGCCAATAGTTTGTAAGATATGCTTATCTTTTTGAAAAGCTAGTGCTCTACCGATTTCAGTAGAATATGCACTTCTTACATCCCAGTGGTTTTTAGCTTCTTCGATGTTCGATAAGAACACAGAAGATAATAGTAGGTCATTAATTGTAATAACCTTTTCGTTGTGGTTCACATCTGAGCCAGTTATTTCCGCTCCTGCTACGTGATATGCAGCGCCAACTCTACCCATTACAGGGAAAGTTGCTGATTTGCCAGAAGATATACTTCTAACCATTTCAGCGCCAGCAGTTACTGAAGCTCTGTCGAAAGAAGTAAGAACTTCTCCAGCAAAAACTTTCAGAAACAATGCATCTTCAGTACCAGTAGCGTTAACTAGACCCTGTGAAACAGGACTTGCGTTTGCCATATTGGTTTCCTTTGTTGTTATTGTTTATAAAAGCCTCTACATAACTTTCAGTTTTTACCTAGATTGTCGCCCTCGAGCGGTAAAGTTATTACACTTAATATTTATGTTTTGGCAGTTGCCCCTTAATAAAGGTGCACAACTATGTTGACCTGTGGGATTTCTCCCACAAGACAAATTTTTTATAGATTACTGTTTGCTAACTTAGCTTTAACAGAAGCTTGGTACGCCACATCTTTAGCATACTTAGGGTCAGCCATAGCTTCTGTAACTTGCGCCCAAGATTGATAACCTTGTTCACTTGTAGGTGAAGCTCTGCCTGCAACGTTTGTAGGCTCTGTTCCATTAGCTCTCTGATATTGACCTTGCAATGCTGTGACTGCTAATTTTACTGTGTCCATATCGGAACTGTTAACAGCTTTATTGTAAGCTGATTTTTCACCGTCAGTCATATTGCTTGATGCCCAGTCTACCATTTCTTGATACACTTCATCACCACCAACAGTAGCTTTAACTTCCACAGAAGCTTGCTCTGCAAGTGCTTGTTGGCCTGCGATGTAATTGTTAACGTAGTCTTTTGTAATACCTGCTTTTTCTAAAGCTTCGTAAGACTTAACATCTAGTTCACCTTTTTCAGAATATTCTTTTTGCAAAGATTCCATATTTAAACCAGCTTGTTCAACTGCTTTTTCGGCAACTTCTAAAGTGTTCGTAGGTTTTACTTCTAAGTTTTCTTTAGGTTGTTCTTTTAAAGAAGCTTCGTTAATAGGGTCAACTTCTTTTTGAGATTGTCCACCAAGTTTCTTTTCTAATTCCGCATAGGATTTGGCTAAGTCTTCAACTGAATTGAATTTCTCAGGCAAACCTTCAGGTTTACTTTGTGTTGACTGTGTCTCGTTTGTTTGTTCCACTGGCTTTTCAAGACCAGTATCTTCTGTTGTTATTTCTACTTTGTCTACCATTTATTATTGTCCTTGTTGTTGTTTCATCGCACCACTAACCGCAGGTGCTACAGCTTTTTCAGCCATTTGCATCATCTGCTGGTTTTGCATTTGCTCTTCTTGAGCCGCTTGTTCTTGCTGCATCTCTTCTTGAGTTTTAACAAGACCATCGGTATCAATACCAAGACCTGTTGCGATACGTTTTACTAAATCATCAGTGTTTAATGCCTGTGCAATCTGAGGATTTATCTGCGCTAAGTTTCCTATCTCAGCAACAAATTCTCTTAATTTTTGTAAGTCATTACCTCTACCTAAAGCTTCCACACCTGTAATAATTGTAGGTTCTACAGAGCCTTTTGGTAATGAAGGTATCTCTTTAGCTTGAGACATACGTTTCATTAAAATGGTAACTAAAGGTAATTGAAATTCTTGTGATAGTAATGAATAGATACCACCCATTGCAGTTTCTAATTGCTGAGCCATGTATCTTATTTCTTGAGCTGTAACTCTTTCAGCATCTCTTTGAATAGCTGTGTTTAATAGAAATGCATAAGACATTCTTTCTTCAAGCTTGCCAATACTTCTTTCAACTACTTGTAAATCATATTGTTTTTGTGCTTGTAATACTGCTACGTCATCTGCACTACCAGTAATGATGTCACCATTTCTTGTGTTAGCTAAATCTTTTTTTCTAGTAACTGAATTTGGTTTAACCATAAATACAACTTTAGAAGATGCCGCTGCACTTTCAACAAGTGCTTGTGATAAACCTTCTAGTGATTTTAAATCTCCTAAAAATTCTTCCACATAACTTCTTCCATAACTTTCGTTGTCAACTCTTATCATTCTTAATGCTTGATATGGAAAGTTTTCTACTTTGTAATTACCAATAGATTCTGGAATTTTAATTCCTCTAACTTCTTGGCATGAATAGTATTCGTCTTTGTTTAATTTATAAACGTGTGTGTAAATATCAACGTCTTTGTCAGATTTGTAATCTGCATCAATTGCTAAAAGTTTTCTAACTTCTTCACTCAAGTTAACAGGTGTCACAGTTTCTTTAATTATAATTTCTATTACATCTCCAGATTCATCTCTTTTGCATATGTAATTTGTAAGGGGGTAAACTCTCATTGAACCTTTTTTAGGAAGGTAGGTAAGAACATTACCAGCTACAATCAAATGTTTAAGTGCTTCAAACACAGAAACTCTTAAAGCTAGATGTTCAATTTTATTTGACACTGCTCTTTCAATAGTTGCTAGTGATTTTTCAATTTCTGATTTTAATTCTTTTTGTTCTTGTAAATCTTTTTTAGCATCTCCTGCTATAGATAGTCTGAAAAATGGTGAGTTAGGGGGGAGTAATAATAATAGCAGTTTGGAAGCTAGGTTGTTAACACCTCTTGCTCCTACTGACTGGAAGGGATTGTATAAATCTGTAGAGACATGAAAACCATCTGGTGGTAATAGTGATGGAATAGTAAGCTCACTACATTCTTGAGCTCTATCTAAAAAGTGTTCTCTATTTTCTTTTTGTGATTCGTAACGTTCTTTAGCGGTGTGTTGTAACAGCCTGCTGTTGTCATACATCATATTATGATATATTTAAACCAGAAGTTGTAGGTATATTTAAGCCAGAAGTAGTTTGTAAAGCTGAAGTCCCACGTTTTCTGGACTTAGTTTTTTTCTGCTGTTCGCTCTCCGTGTCCAATCCAGTTTTAACTGTAGGTGCTACAGATTCTCCAATAGGAGATGCTGGAACTGGTGGTGGCGCTGGTTTTACTTCAGGCACTTTTGGTGATGACATGCACATTTATTTATTTTCCGCTCTTTCTTTTAAGGTTAAAATGAAATTAATTACATCTGCTTGCCCTGCTCTAAAGTACAAATCTTCAGGTTTCTCGTGTATTCTAGGAGATTTCTCTGGATATACTTCCGTTAATAACTTAATTAAATCATTAACATTAGCGGGTAAAACTAAATCGTCTAAATCATTCATAATTTATTCTTCTAAAAAGGGTACTTTAGTCCCACAAGCTCCCTGTAATAGTTCCTTTGTTGTATTCTGTGGCTCTGTTTTCAAAGAAGTTGGCATGTTCTACGCCATTTAACACCCAATCAAGCCATGATAATGGGTTATCTTTGACACCATAATTAGGTTTTAAAGACAATTGTAACAATCTTCTGTCAGCAATGTAACGTATGTATTGTTTAACCTCTTCTGCTTTTAATCCTCTAATACCACCCATCTCAAAAGCTAAGTCAATAAACCTATCTTCTAAGTCTACCATATCTCTACAAGTCTGGTAGATACTTGCCTTAAATTTTTCTGTCCAAATCTCAGGGTGTTGTTTTATTAAAGCATGAAATAATTTAATCATGTTTTCTACGTGGTGCGTCTCATCTCTGATAGACCAAGTAACAATCTGGCACATCCCCTTCATTCTTCCAAATCTTTGAAAGTTAAGAAGCATAACAAATGATGCAAACAATTGAAGTCCTTCACCAAATGCTGAGAAACAAGCCATCTCTCTTGCAAGACCGTCTAATCCTTGTCCTTTAGATTTAAAAAGATAAGTATGTTTGTCAGCCATTTCTTTATAATCTTGAAATGCTTTGTACTCACTATCAGGTAAACCAATAGTATCATTAAGTAATGAATAACTGTGTGCATGATTTGCTTCAGAAGTTGCTATAGCTGATAGCATCATTCTAATTTCAGGTGGTTTAAATTTAGGTATGTATTTATCTAAATAAGCTTGCGCAATATCTACATCACCTTGAGTAAAGAATTTTAGTATTTGATTTATTAAATTCTTTTCTTCTTTAGTTAATCTTTCATTCCAATCTCTAACATCTTCGTGTAATGGAACTTCACTTGGTAACCAATGCATTTTCTGTTGCATTTCGTAAGCTTCAAAAGCCCAGTCATACTCAAACGGTTTGTAGTGTGTTCTTTCTTTAAATAAACTCATGTTAATTGTCCCCTTTAAATAATGGTTCTATCTCTTTTAGATATTCTTCGTTTTCTTTTTGTATTATTTTTTGTGTTTCTGATTTTTCTTTTTTCTTTTTACCAAAGATTTCATCCCATCCTTTACGGTATGCATCATTAGGTATTAATTTATCACCTCTTATTTTGTAATCTTTAAACCCCATATTATCCTTCGCATGCCAAGCAGCTATCTGCTTCAGCTATTATTGTTCGTTCTACTTTTAATGATACTAGCTCTGCTCTTTTGATTGCTTCAGAACGACAGTAGTACAATGTTTTTAATTTCTTTTTCCAAGCTAACATATGCATGTTGTGCAACTCTTTAATGTTAACATCAGCAGGCACAAATATATTTATGCTTTGACTTTGACAAATGTATTGTTGCCTATCTGCTGCATGTTCAATTACCCACTGTTGATTTATTTCAATAGCAGTTTTGAAAACATCTTTCTCATGCTCTGACAAATCTTCGAGATGCATAACCGAGCCTCTTTTAGCGACAATGGATGTCCATATATCATCATTATTTAATCCTTTCTTTTCTAATAGTTGTTCTAAATATTTGTTCTTTACCAAGAATGAACCAGACATAGTTTTTTGCACGTATGCATTTGCTCTGTATGGTTCTACTGAAGGTGAAGTTGTCCCACATATAATAGATGAAGAAGCGTTTGGTGCAATGGCTAACAAGTGTGCATTACGCATCCCTGTGTGTTCCATGTCAGGAGCTTCTCCTCTTTTAACTGCAAGTCTTTTGCTTTCTTCAACAGCTTCTGTCTTTAACTTTTTAAATATTTGCATGTTTAAAGACTTAGCTAAAGCTGATTCAAAAGGTATGTTCTTAGATTGTAAGTATGAATGAAAACCCATAGCACCTAAGCCAAGACTTCTTTCACTTACTGCACTGAACTTGGCTCTAAATAATTCTTCAGGAGCGTGCTCAATAAAATGTTGTAGTACGTTATCTAAAAATCTAATTAAATCAGGAATAAACAAAGCATCTTTTTTCCACTCATCATATTTTTCAATGTTAACACTAGACAGACAACAAACTGCTGTTCTGTTTTCGCTAGTAGGTAAAGTTATTTCACTACATAAATTAGAGTGATGAACTTTTAATCCTAAATCTTTTTGTGTTTGTGGAAGCGCTTCATTAATAGTATCAATAAAAGAAATGTAAGGTTCACCAGTAGTAACTCTTGTTTCTAATATCTTTAACCACAAGTCTCTAGCTGATACAGTTCTAACTATTTCTTTTGTATGTGGGTCAATTAAATTCCAACTATCATCTTGAGTAGGGTTTTGAATACACTTGTCTATTAGTTCCATAAAATCATTAGTAACATTTACACCGTGATGTAAGTTAAGATTTTTTCTATGAGAATCTCCGCCTGTAGGTTTTCTCATTTCAGTAAATTCTATAATCTCAGGATGTGAGATGTCTATGTAAGATGCATAACTTCCTCTTCTAGTTTTACCTTGAGAGAATGCTAGTATCTCAGAGTCAACTACATGCATAAAAGGAATTGTGCCTGAGCTTTGGCTTCCACCTGAAGTAGCTGTCCCATCGGAACGTACATGTCCCCAGTAACCACCAATGCCACCACCAACAGAAGCAAGCCATGCGTTCTCTGTGTAATGACCTGTTAAACCTTCTCTACTATCTCCAACATAATTTAAAAAACATGAGATAGGCATGCCACGTTTAGTTCCACCGTTAGATAAAATAGGCGTAGAAAACATAAACCACAATTTAGATGCGTAGTTATAAATTCTCTCAGCCATTTCATCGTTGTCAGAAAAAGCTTTTGCTGCTCTCATAAACGCATCTTGTGGTGAAGTTTCTTCTGGTAATAAATATCTATCTTGTAATGTTTTCTTGCCAAAGTCTGTTAATAAATTATCTCTGCTATACTCCATTTTTAATACTTTCTAATGCTGAAGCTGTTGAGTAAGCTAAATCAGACATTTGCGGTACAGTAATTAAACTTCTGTCTCTGTCTAATATTTTGTACTGCACTTTAGTTGGTTTAAATTGTTCTAAATGTTTAAAGATTTTATCTTCATGCATATCACCACAAGTATAAACATCTAGTTGTAACATTGAAGGATTTTTTTCATCCCATACATGAAGTGCTATGTGTGATGTTTCAATAACAGCGACACAAGTAGCCCCTTTGTTTCCTTTTTTATTTACGTAATAGGCTTGAGGCTCACCAAGTAACTTCATTTTAATTTCAGTTACCAATTCTGTAACCCATTTAGTTACTTCTTCTATGCTTTTAGGTGGCTGAGTTACTTCAGCTCTTACTATTAAATGGTTATGTTGTAATATCATTATATTTTTGTTCCAAATACTGAGTATTCCTTTTCGGGTTCGTAGTTAAGTGTGAATTGACTAGGCTCTGGAAACTCTTGAGCAATAATCATATCAATATATTGTTTTGCTTTTTTTAAATCTTCTAATTGTTTTTCTGCCGCAAGGTGTTTGCTTTTCCAACGACAAATATACTTAATAACATTGCCTTCTGCATACGGAATGTTATTTTTCATAATAAAATCAGCAGGTTCTATTGCCATAGAATAATGCTTAGGTTTTTTTATTGCATCCATAGTTTTACTTCTCCTGTAGTTTTGTTATATTCCCCGTGTCTAAGAATCCTTGCAACTCTTGCTTGTTGTAAAGCCTCAGCTTCAGT